AATTAGTTGCTATAAAAAATAACACCAAATATAATTTTACACAAGTATTATGGCCTAATCACTGTGTACAAGGAACACCTGGTGCAAATGTTAGTGCTTTATTAAGGAGAACTGGCCAAGAAATTATTATTCAAAAAGGAAAAGATAGTCATAATATGGTTGATAGTTATAGTGCATTTGGAGATGAATATAAAGGAACATTCGAAAAGACTCCACTTCAACAAATAATTACTGATAAAGGAATTACCAGATTAGTTGTAGTTGGATTAGCAACAGATTATTGTGTTGGTAGCACTGCAATGGATGCAAAAATTTTTTTTCCTGCAATGGAAGTAATCTTAATCGAAGATTGTATGAGAGGAGTAGCACCTGATACAACTGCTGCAAAAGTTGCATTAATGAAAGCTACAGGTATTATAGTATTTAAAACAGTTAATGAATATTTGGAAAGTAAATATATGATTTAATGATTTTTTTATAAAATTTAAGTGGGTGGTTTATGTTTTATAATTGGGCTAACTGATGGTTAGCCCATAAATTACCACCACCAAATTGTTCTTTCAATAAAATATATTTGCTTTTATATTTTAATTATTTTTCTTTCCAAATATAATTCATTATAATAGATTATAATTAAAAATTAGTTTTACAATATATAATTTTTATCTACTTCAACTAATTTTATATGGTTTATAGTAAGTTTAATGATAAAGGTGTGATGATATAACTGGTTTAGTAACTATAAATAAATTAATTGAGTTAAAAAAATTAATAGTCTATTATATTATAATAAAATGTATTATGAAAAATATTTAAAATATAAAAGTAAATATCAAGAATTAAAAAAATTAGTTAGAAGAAATAGTATTCCTAAAAGTAAAATATACGATTTAAATGGTAATGAAGTAAAACAACCACAATCAAAAATAATTCATTTAGGAATTAATGCACAAAAAAGTGCATTAGGTACTACTATTGCTAACAAAGCTACTAAATATTGTGAAAAATATAATAGTGAACATAATGCACTAGAAGCGATTCAAAAATTTGCTCATCAATATAAAATTAAACATTCAACTATAGAAGAATGTAAAAACATTCCAGATAATAATGAGAATGAATGTTGGGGAAAATTTAAAACACCAAATGATTTCTTCATTAGACAAAGAATTGGATTACCTACAGAAACATCAAAAAATTTATTAGTTTCGCCAGCTGATTGTTATTGTATATATTTAGAAGATGCAAAAAATAATAATATTTGGATTAAAGGTCATGGCTTTACTCCACAAAATTTAATGCTTGGTTATAATAATACAAATATTGAATTTAACAATCATTCTTTATTTGTATTTAGATTAGCACCTCATCATTATCACAGATATCATTGTCCAGTTAGTGGTAGAGTTCTAAAAATCAGTAAATTTGGAAGAGAAAAATATAGTGTAGACCCAATAATTGTTAATAGTAAGATTGATGTTTATTCTAAAAACGTTAGATTAGTATTGGAAATAGAAATAGCAAACAAACAAATAGTATATTTAGCTGTTATTGGAGCTACTTGTGTTGCTTCAGTTGAATTAACTAATAAAAATATTGTTGATGCTTTCCACAAAAAATATAATACTGATGTTCGCTTGAAAGATAAAGAAATTGTAAGAAAAAATAATGTAATTAATTTTGAAGATTTAGATGTACAAATTCAAAACAATGAAGAATTAGGAAATTTTCAATATGGTGGTTCTACTTTAGTTCTTATTTATCCTAAACCATATAATTTAAGTGATATTGGAAATATTATAAAGAAAAATTCAAATAATATACCAGCAAATGAAACTGAAATTAGGGTTGGTGATAAAATAATTGAATCTCAATAATTATAAACTATTATTCAATGCATTCCATATTTGATTTATTTTTTAAAGCATATACACAACATGTTTCAACTAATAATCCTCCATTCGCATAAACACCATAATTCATTACTTCGTTCTCATGTTCAAGGGCAAAATGCCAAATATTATATAAACCTTCAGAATTCCAAGGTTCTGCACGTTCATCTACACATGCTATCAGTCTATATTTCTTATCTGTAACAAACAATTTACCAAGATGTTTAATAATACCCTCCTTATGTTTATCAGTTATTGGACATTCAAGAATAGAATGACCTCCTGTAATATATAAATCATCTTTGAGAATAGAATATTTAGATGGAGAACATTTATATAGACGATTTTCAGTTCGTTCATCATTTCCAGGATTTAAAATGATTCCTTTTCCAATTAAAACAATTGGCTTGTATCCATTCAAACTGGTTTTGACAAGTGTTCCCTTCTTGAGTTGTTCAACTGGGACATATTTCTCAACTCCATCTACTTGACAAAGAATTGTGGTTCCTTCTAAGAAACAGGGGGTAGCAGGATATAAAAAGTATGTACCGTCTGAGACTAATAAATCTCCATTTGAATATACTACGTTTTGTGGAGATGTACCAAAACTATTGGAAGCAATTCTCCAACTTGTATAAGACAATGTAACAGGGTTCCCACCATAAGTAACATTATTAGAAACTGTATAGTTTTCACTATATCCTAGATTATTCATATAAGAAAGAGCATCTGTCTCTGAAGCATAATAATTTATAGGAGCAGTCCCTACAGGTTCTGCAAATTCATTCATCGGACCAAGTAACAAACGTGAAACATTTTCTGTGCCCTGTGTTTTGTGTGAAAGTCCTTCATTAAATACAAATCCAGTATTGGCTTTAATCGGATAGGATTGTGAATCTATAACGAGTTCGCCAGGCGAATCATTGAGGTATAATAAATATGTATTTTGAAAGTTTGATGGACCCGTATCCATATGAGGTGCTGTATCTCCCTTAATCCATCTCATAGGGATTAATGAACCTACAGAAAGATGTAAGCAAAATCGTGCTCGTAATGTTTCACGAATTGAATTAGTTACAGATACTGAAAAATAGACCATTCCAGATGTTTTTGCATCTAATGAAGTCTTGGCAACAATAACTTCAGGGAGATTATTCAAATAATTTAATTCTTCATTAGAAAACATATTTTTATAAATAGATGACATGATATAAATATATATATATATTAATTTCTATAATATAGTATAATGAAAACAAAATTATTAATTATTTTTATTATATTATCAATAATTATAATTTATTGTATATATAGCGATTATGATAATTTATTAGAATCATTTAATACTATTCCAGATAATGTTTTATCAGATAAATTATATATAGAAGACCCTAGAGATCATCAAGTTAATCCAAAATTGTATATAAATTTATATAATAAGAATGAACCATATAATTTAAGTTTAGAAGCTTTCAATAATAAATTTAATTCAAATATTAAGGGTTTACCTAATCGTATAGCAGCAGTAGGAATTGATGTATATACTCAACCAAAATTTTTTATTTATGTAGATAAGCCATCAAATTCAAATTATCTTGGTATTACTATAGATTATTGGATGAAGTATATACATAATTCAATAAATAGACAAAAATATTTTTTCATTTTATGTTTTAATGATGGTTATAAATTTAATAGAGATAAAATAAGTGAAAAATCAAGTAAGAGCGAAATCTTTTTATCCTACCCTTCTGAAAAATATCCGCTTGAGAATGTATTAACATTTTCTAAAAGAATAGATGATAAAACATCAATTTGTATACCAGACCCCTATTTCTGTCATCGTGACCAACATGCAAAACAATTAAAAGAAATAAGAGAAAATTATGTAAGATGGTCGGATAAAATAAATGAATGTATATGGAGAGGAGATATTAACAATAGTTTTAATATAAATTTTATTGATAGTGAAAATAAAGACAACTTAAATCCAAGACAATATTTCTTGAAATTATATAACGAAAATAAAATTAATAAATTTAATTATACTAAAAAATTTACAACTATATCAGAACAAATTAAATATAAATATATATTAGATATTGATGGATGGTCAAATACATGGGATGCAACTGTATGGAAGTTATATTCAGGTTCTGTATTATTAAAAGTAAAAAGTCTTTGGAAACAGTGGTATTACGATGAACTTGTAGAATGGGAACATTATGTACCAATTAATAATGATTTCTCTGATTTAAATGAAAAAATAGATTGGTGTATTAATAATGATGATAAATGTAAACAAATTATTATAAAGGCTAAAGATTTCGTAGATAATAAATTAAATAATTTATATGTTATTAAAAAAATAAGTGATTCAGTTAATGAATATTTTATAAAAACTGGTGTTTAAGAAGCTGATGATACAGTTGAAACAAGTTCTGAAGTGGAGCTATAATTTTCTATTGGTGTAGGTTGTATTGGCTTAGCTATTTTATGTTGAATTATTTGTAAATTATTGAAATAAAATATACAAAAACATATTATTCCTACTAAAATTATAAATATTAAAAAATATATTATTTTATTTTTACAATCTTTTTTATCATCTTTTATATCTATTTTATTACTATTTTGACAAAACATATAACATATTTTAGATATTTTTATAAAAATTGCACGCATTATTCATTAGATTATATAAATTTAATATAATGACTACTATATACGTTTTTGAACTAGAAGACACTAAATATTATATATCTGAATTTAAAAATGAGGTTATTCAACCTATTAAAGAACTAATTAATAAATTAGTATCAGATACTAATTCTGAACAAAGCAAATCTTTATTAACCCAAAATTTGGGAGCTACTCTTTCTTCACTTGAATGGATAAAAAAATATCCTATTAAAACAATTGCTGAAATTAAAGAAAATGGAAATCTAGAAAAAATATCTATTTATTACATCAAAGAATATGGTATTGAAAATGTCCGTTCTGATATGTGCAAAGATATTGAATTAAAAGAAGAAGTTATTAAATATATTCAAAATATTTTAAATAATTCAGATGCTCCAATACCTGTTAGAATTAAGCTAATTGACCAAGAAATTAACAAATTAAAAAATACTTTTGATTTTATTACTGAAAATAACTTGGTTATTGATAAATTTTTAATATTTAATAATAATGAGAAAGCAAATCTATTTATTAAAACCTGTCCTGAACCATTTAATGTATTAATACCAAATTTTATTGATACTTATATAAAAAACATAACACCTTTAATTGAAAAAAAAATTAAAAAGAACGATTCTAAAATAGACAATACTATGTTCACTGCTTTGAATACGCCTCCTAAATTTGATAAATTAACTTATTTTTATCAGTGTCTAGATTTTAATCCAACATTTAAAGATATTACAACAATAAAATCTTCATTAGAAAAATATTTTTCCAACCATAAAATTATTGAAGATATTGCAAATGTACATTTACTTCAAAAGAAAAATCAGAAACTAATTTCTATATATGGAACATTAGATGAAATTAATAAACAATTAACAGATTTATTATATCGAAAGATTGATTTGATTAATATGTTAGAAATGGATGATATTGAAGAACAAGAAGATGAAGAGGATGAAGAGGATGAAGAGGATGAAGAGGATGAAGATGAGGAAGAAGAGGAAGAGGATCAAGAGGATGATGAAGAAGAGGATGAAACAAATGAATGTGACGATTGTGGTAAATCAACGGTTCAATTAGTTATGATTAATAACAAACCTACTTTAAGATGCACTAACTGCGATTAAATAAATAATTTTATGAGAGCAAATAATGATATTTTATTATAAAGAAATAAATTATTTCTTTATAATGTCAAGTATTAATTTATCAAAAACCTATGAAGGAATTTTACATATAACAACTTCCATTAAAACAAATGAAAATAAATTTGAATTTCATGAGAAAGATGAAACAATTGAAGAAGATAAAAATAATATAATATCCTTAGTAACTCCTATTTTTAAAAGCATGCAAA